AACTTGCGGCGACAGCGCAAACGACAGAACAGGCGTGCCGCAAGTAATTGACGTCAACCCGCACAAACCGTAGTTGTCGCACTCGGCCGGGAGCAGCGTGATATCGTGCGCTGTGTACATCGCAGGCCGCTTGCTTAACGGCGTATTACGGATCAGCTTCACGCGGCCGTTCGTTCTGCGGCTGAGCCGTTGGAAAAATTTGGCGACGGACGGCGCGAATCGGCTAGACGTAATCGCAACAGTGAGCTGCGCTTCCGGCATACGTTCAAATATGTAACTAACGAACGCTAGAAACTGACTATTAGCGCAGCGCGCATTACGGTCAAACCACGGCAAAAAAACTTTGATCTGCTTGTGGTTTACTGATTTTGTTTTTTTTACAACCGGCAATCCGGTATCGAACGGAATCATCGTAACGTGTTTGATCTTGTAAATCTTGCCAAACAGCTCGCGGGCTTCGGCTGTCATGGCAATCACGTGATCAACACGCTGCATAACCTTGCGAAAAGGTCGTACAAGATCTTGCCACATAGGCACGATGATCGTGCGAATGCCGAGGCGCTTCGTGTAATTCAGCGTGTCCATTTTGGGCGGATGCGTCCAGATAATCGTCGTGTAGTCTTTGGCCCACGATGAGTATCGCCGCTTTTTCTTGTGGCACACTACACCATCATGCGCCACGCGTAGCTTTGCCGGATCGGTATCGGAATAGATGCCATACTCTACGCCTGACGCGCGTAAAAAATCGGCTAGCCTAATAGTAAAATACGCCTCATCGCAGTGGGCGTAATGTGTGTATATGCCAATTCGCATTGACTATTAAGCCGGCGGCTGCCCCTGTCCATACTGCTGCGCCATAACCATAGCGCCGCCCTGCGACCGGGCCTGTTGTCGAATATCATCAATAATGCTTGTAACGAGCGCGTGCATCGTCGAGTCAGCGCGCTTCAGTTTGATTAGCTCGCCGTCCTTGATCGACTCCGGCATGCTGAGCAGCTGGTTCGCGATAAGCTGTGCTTGCTGCTGCAGATCTTCCGGCGTGCGCGGTACGTTTGGTGAGTTTTGCCGCTGGGACAGGAACTGATCGACTGGGCTTGGCTGCTGACCCGGCATACCGCCAGCCGGTGGCGCGGCAGGCGCAGCGCCGCCTTGCGCCGGCGGCTGACCTGTAGCGCTTGCACCGGGATCGCCGGCACCCATCATCATGTCCGGCGACTGGCTCAACGACTTCATCGTCTGCGCCTGCTGCATTTCAAGCTGCATGCGCTCTTGCTCTTCCGCGTAAATCTTTTCCTCTTCGAGCATCTGCTTGACTTCGTCTTGGTAGTCGAGGCCGACGCTCTTGAGACCCGTACGCTTGCTGATCTGCTGCCCCTGCATGAGCTGAAGCTTAGCCATCTGCCGGTTAAGGTCGTCCGCGTGCGTGACCCGGATAAGCTTCGCGCTCACAGGCTGCCACGACATCACACGAGAAAGCTGCCCAACCAGCTCGTTTAAAAATATGTTTAGGTTGTGCGGCAAATGACTCCAGTTTGCTTCAAATAAGCGCAAAGCCGCAGGCGCCGCTTGGAACGACAATGTGCCGCTGAACAGTTCTACAGGCATGCCAATACATTTCAGCAGCGTATCTAGCCCTTGCTCGATGAGATCGCGCGGGGCCAACTGCGACGCGTCGCCGCCTAGTGCCTGATAGTTAACCGGAAACGGCAAGACGTTCCAGCGCGCCGGATCTGTGCGGCGCGCACGAATCATCGCATTGACGCGAGACGTAAAGCTAGACAGGTTGATCGTGTGTACCGGGTCTGACGACTGGCCGTCACCGCCGCGCGGCATGGGAGTTACAACACGGAAAGGAATGATGTAGTCCAGCGCAATCGCCTCGTTGTAGCGCTGCATGATCTGGTAGTACCATGCCTGCCTAAAGTTAGACAGCACGCGAGAGATACCCCAGCCGCGGTTACGCATGCCAGAGAGCGCGTCTTCTTTCAAGTGAAAGACAACACCCTTATCAAACATCAGATTCTGGCCGTTCTTGACCGCTTGAATAATTTCCCAGCTTGCGCGCTCAAGATGATGTAGATGCCCAGCGCGGATTAGCGTGCGATAGTCTTCTGGAATCTTCCACACATACGAGCACTCGTTCGTGTAGGGGTCCCACAAAATATCAATTTCGTGCGGACTCCATCGTTTGACCGTGATGTGCCCGGTGTCACCGCTGCGCCTGTCAATGTGTTTCCACGGACCAGAGTATTTGCAGTGCGGGCAGGTCGCATGAAACTCAAAATCCTGCCAAGAGAAGTTGCAGGCTTTCGAATTGAAGACACGGTCGAGCGGCATTTCGAGGCCGCACTTCTTGCAAGACAAATACCGACGAAACGGCACGATCAAACTGGTAAATGAATTGCCATAGGTCATGTAGTCCATGGCAACCGAGTGCAGCACATTTTTAATGCTCAGCGTTTCTTCGAGAAAAGTCTGATACTTTTCTTTTTCTTCGCTGCCAGTTTTGTTATCGCCAACATCGCGAATTTCTACGTCAGTAATAAAATAGCTGACAACGCGGTCAATGGCCTGCCTGTAGGGGCCGTTGGCGTTCATGATGTACTCGACCCAGCGTAGAGCAGACTGGATGCTCTCGGGCATCGACAGACTTGCTACGTCGCAAAACGGGTCGGGAAAGCGCTCGTCATTCTGGGCGCCGCGGCCAAGCGCGTTATAGCCAAAAGACGTATTTGGTTGTTGCGTCACAGTAACCTCGTTTATTTACTGGCCGCGTCAGCTGCGCGCTTACGAAAATCGTTATCCAGTTCTTCTATTTGCGCGCGCTTTTCCGTCGGCAATTTATCGCTGGGCTGCTCGGGCGGTGTGGTGCCGGGTTTAATTACGCCCTGCTTTTCCATTGTTAAGCCTCATCAAAATGGGACTGGATAGCCCGCTCGACGCGTAAAACGCAGTATTCACGGCTATCATAAACATACTGGAAACCGGTCGTATGGACAAGGTATAAACGCGAGTCATCGTTAATTTGCGCCGCCCACGGACGCTGATATGGATCATTTGACGGAGGAAACCACCGGGCGGCATTTTGCTCAAAACGCAAATCGTAAACTAGAACGATAAAACCGCTTTCTTCCATGCTGTCCGTGTCAGTGCGCGAAACAGCCACAATGACGTCATGAAAAAAAGCGGGCACGGTGCCGATACCCTCTTTTTCAAAATACACAAGTTTTTGTGGCGGGCCTGATCTGTGCGCGACTACCGTCGTGGGGGCCGTGGGCTGAAGCTTTTGTTTTTTAAGTCCGAATGCCGCCATCGGGCTGTAGTTTCTATCAATTTTTTCAATTGGCGGCAGCTGCGGTTGCGGGGCCACTTCTTCTTCCAAGTTAGCCAGTAACGCTTCCTCATCGTTGTCTACCGGCGGCGGAGGCGACTGGCGCACCGCGGCTTTTTTTACCGGTGGCCGCATACCTGCTGCGATCGACTTTTCCATACGCGCTAACTCTTCAAATACCATTGCCGCTCGCTCCCTCACAGAGTTGATATCATTACCCGGGAACTTTTCTTTGGCTAACGCCGACGCTGCTTCTACGGCATCTGGACTAATCTGGTCAAGCCGCAAACCGCCGACGTTAGCGCCATTTGGATCGATTACATTGATAGTGATTTTGCTGCGGTCATGCGGATCAAAATTCACAGGAACACCCCCAGCCGTAGACGGCGCCACAATAACGCCGCGCAAACCTTTTGGGCCGCCGCGCATCAGCTCGACCATAGAGCGCCCATTTTCTAGCCGTGTGGTGGCCGGGTCGCCGTAGCCGCTCTGCATAAAAGCTCCAATAGCTAAAAAAAAGGGGGGAGTAGCTAGGCTACTACCCCCCGAAGGTTTCTGGTTTTAAATCTGCACACACTGTATACAGCTCTGCTTTCGGCACACGAAAGTAGAGCCTACCCAGAGGCACGCCGCCTCCGCACGATAACTTAACCTGCGCTACTGTCGGGAGTA